CTTTGGACGCCTTTGGGCTCCAGACATACCACTTCTTCTTTTGGAAGTCGCGATGTGTCCGGGAGCGTTTAGGACGCCCATTTTCAGGTGTTTCAATAAGACTAGGGACTGCAAGATGCAGCCCTTCATCCGGTATCTCCCCATATATTTTGAGGAGACGAGCTACGATTAACTCGTAGGTATTGAAGCACTGCAAACGATAGAAGGAATTCGCGTAAGCGATCCAACTTTCGTAGCAGTCTGACGATGGAGTTGATGTCCACACTGTCTTTATCCTGACAGGAGTGACATTGTAGCCTTTGTAGGCATCCATGCCACACGATTCTCTGAAGAATCCTGCGGTACAGCTCTTGTCATGGTTTACTTTTAAACCAAATGATTCGAGCACGTTGATCGCGTCTCCGGTGAATTCCGTAGGAACGATCACATCATCACCATACACGAGTGTACCCTCCTGGGTACTCGTATCAGACGCTGCAGCAGTAAGGAGACTCCAGACGCATAGCGCCAAAACGGGAAAGCATAATGCTGATCCCATTGGCGCAAACTTCTGAAGTTTTAGAACCTTACCGTTTGGCAGCTGAGTTGAAGAGGATCTGCACGCCATCAAGCATCGAAAGATGTGTGATGGGAAGAGCAGACGAACCAGACTAACTGTTACGCGATCACTAGCCTCATTGAGGTCCAGAGTCGCGTACCGGCCAGACGCAGAGCCGATTAAGGCCCCTAATCTGTTCGGAAGCTGGTCTGTGAAGAAGACATTGTGTTTGGTTAACCAATGATCCTCTGTCCAACGAACTATAGCACGACCGAGCCCTTGCTGAATCCATTGATAATCAACGGGTTCACAAGAGATTAGTCGCGGCCCGCGCGAGTCCTTAGGCACGAGAATAACTCGTGCAGGAAGGTCTCGGCATTCGACAGATTTAAACCTGTCGAAACGGTCACAGATGTGGCCCAGAGATGCATAATAGTATGCATCAAGTGGGTAAACCTCTGTGATGTTCTGCGAGACATTGGTCCATGAATACTTAGCCCAAAGCTTTTGCTTGGTAGCAACAGCTCCAGG